TACGCGAAAAGCATAGTGCCAAAGAAGTAGAGCGCACCCTCAAAGAAATGAACGAATGCCTTGCAGTGAAAAAACGTGAAAAGGCAGAGGAACTCCTCCTCATTCAAGATTTAGACACCGCCAAAGAAGCTCTACGCGGACAGATTTCCGACAAAGAACTATCGCAAATCAAAACCTTAGAAGACGCTAAAAAAGCCCTCCGCCGCAAAGCCGATGAAGAAATCTTAAAAGAAAGCCTCGCCAGCTTCGAGGCGCAAAAGAAACTCCTAATGGATTACCTGCAAACCGTTACGGGTGAAGCCAAAGATAAACTTATAGAAGATATTCAGAAGGTGGAAGAGCAGATGACTAAAGTAAAAGAGCAGTTGGATAACTTAAATACCAAAGAGGTAGATAAAGCAGCAGGCTCAGAACTCGAAAGGGTTGATGTATTAGGTTTTACTGCCGCCGAATGGGAAAATGTATTTGCTAACCTCGACAATGTTCACGCGCGCTTTCGAGCTGTCGAAATGGGCATAGGGGCAATGAACAACGCATTTAGTGCTTTTAGCCAGTTGCAGGAAAACCTCAATGCCCGCGAACTTTCCAAATATACAGCTAACCAACAAAAGAAAAAACAAGCCCTACTCGACCAACTCAACCAAGGGTATATTTCACAAACGCAATACCAAAAGGAAGTACAACGCCTTGATGAGGAAGCAGAAGCCAAAAAGAAAGAACTTGCCCTCAAGCAGTTCAAAGCCCAAAAAGCTGCCAATATGCTCAATATCATAGCCAATACAGCTATGGCGGTAATGCGAGCCTATTCGGATGCAGGACCTTTGGCGGGTACTGCTTTGGCTGCTATAGTAGGTGCAATAGGTGCGGTACAATTAGGAATTGTAGCAGCACAACAGCCCCCAAGTTATGCCAAGGGAGGTTATACCAAGGGCTTAGGTTTTACCGATGAAACAGGGCAAGAGGTAGCAGGAGTAGTGCACGGCAAAGAGTACGTAATACCCGCAATGCTACTCTCCGACCCGCAAGTCGCCCGCGTTACCGAGTGGATAGAAGCCAAACGCACTGGAAAGTCCCAAAATACTTACGCTACTGGCGGAAATGTGGCAGAGAACTATGAATCGTCCTACACATCTGACAAGTCAGATAAAGGAGGAGAGCAATTGGCTTCTATGAGCGAACTCAAACACACTCTCACTCAGCTAACCGCTACCCTCGACCGCCTCGAGAAAAACGGCTTAGACGCCTACGTGATTGCCGATGCTAAGAATGGTAGAGAAATGCAGCGCGCTATCAAAGAATACGAGAACATCAGAGAAAAAAACAGACGATAATGGATATAACAATACCACAAACTTATGAAGAACTCAATGAGCAGCAACGAGGGGCGTTGTGCAGGATTCTATTAACATTGGATAACACAGAAGAAACGCCTTTGCGTATTATAAAAGTATTGATTTCGCACCTACCTAATCGTACCCAACAGCAGTTATTGCAAGAAGTCCCTTTCACTACACTATGGCAATACGCCGAGCCTTTCCTCTCTACCAAAAAGCTATACCATTTTCCTGATCTCACGAAAATGGTAGCTCCTGCCCCTCGTTTGGCAAATCTTACTATCAAACAGTTTTCCGTAGCCGATAGTATCTATTATCGTTTGCGGCTTTCGCAGTACAAGGATGAGTTGCTATTGCGCCAGTTGGTAGCCTCGCTTTACAATCTTCCTGACACGCCTTTTGATGTACTGAACCTCCCACAAGTAGCCGAGCATACCGATAAGGTAGCTATAACTACCGCCTACGAGGTAGTGTTTGCTTACACCTGCTGTAGGGAGTACATCATCAGCAGGTTTCCAAAGGTATTCACTGCTAAAGACGATAAAAAAGATACGAAAGACGAGGGTTCGTCATTCGTCTTTCGTAATTCTACATTAAAAAACTATACCCCCTTTTCAAAGATTATCAGCATAATGGCTATGGACAAGCATCAGCCGTTAGGCAACTGGCACCAGTGCAACGCTACCCGTGTGTACGACTTCTTTGAAGTACTTACCGAATCAATTTTACAAGCAGAACAGCAAGAAAAAAAATAATTAATATGTATCTTCAATTAAAAAAATATTTTTCCGATTTAGCAGACCAAAATATCCATATCAAGGATAAAGTGGGTTATTTCTCTCGTGAGATTGCCGAAAAAGAACGCTCCTTCAATGGCATAGCCTCACCTTTTTTAGCTATTTACGATTACGAATTAGGGTTAGACGGAGGCGAATTGAATACTATGGGCAGGCGCAAACTTACGTTTTCGGTTATCTATGCAAATGCGCCTCACGACAATTTTGAGGCGCAGCAGGAGCTTATCAGTAAGGCTGAAGCGATTGCGTTACAGTGTTTGGCGCGTATCCGTTGGGATAACCACCAAAAGGGGCATTTTCTGTATAATTCCTTTGAAAAGGATTTGACGAAAATCTACCCCGTGGAGGACCCTCAAGCGCATTTCTTCGGTGTAGATGTAGAAGTACATTTCAAAAATCCAACACCTTTAATCGTAAAAAAAGAGGATTGGACAGTGCCAGTAGGGTGTAACTAATGACGAGTTATGAATGAGGAAAAGGAAATAGGCAAGAAAGCTGCTTTGATGTTGCAGAGTTCACTGAGGGGTGAGACGGGGAAGTTTGGCAAGCACGTGCGCGGGGATAAGAATGCTTTGCAGAACGCGCAGGCAAAACCTCGTTACCGCACTTCTAAACGTATGGACGGCACCAAACAGCAGTACCTTAAAGGTATTGCGATTGTGATGGGCAGGCACGGCTTTGTACTTCATTACGGTATTGAAAAAGGCAGATTGCGCAAGGCACACGAGCGTACGCGCCACAAGCCGAGAGAGACGAAATACCGTGTGAATGCTCACGGCTATCGCAAGGGGCAACTCAAACGTCCGTTTATTCAGAAGGTAGTGGACGATAGTAGGGTTATAGAACTATTGGCAACGGAATTAGCTCAAGTACGCGGAGAGGAGATAGTAACCTACTTAGCGCGAGGCTTGGAGAATGAGGTCTGAGTAATCGGCAGGCAGTTCGGCATCAATATCGCGCAGGTACTTATCGAGGGCGGTAAAGGTAGTATGCCCAGTGATGAGCATTAGCTGGCTCTTAGTTTCGTGAGGGGTAAGCGTTTTGCGCAACTGGCGATATAGTTTAGTAATAAAGGTATGTCGGAATGAGTAAATGCCATATTCGCTACCCATACCAAATACTTCTTTCACTTTTTTAAACCGTTTAGTCCAATAATCGCGTTTGTTCATTTCCGTAGTTTCCCAACTCCCCACACCTTGAGGAGCAAACAGAAAGTAATTAGGATTTGTACCTTTGAGGTGTTCTATTTCCTTAAAGAGGAGTTCGGGAATGATTTTTGTTTTTTGCAGTTGATTTTTAGCATCTACTACGAGTTGGCTTTCTTCAAAATTAATGTCTTTTATCTGCAATCTGCACACCTCGATAGGGCGTAGGAAGTTGTAACTTACAAATTTAATCATCAGTAGGAGTTGCTTGTCGTGGGTTTCAAGGTATTTAAATAATTCTTCTTCTTGTGCTTGGGTATAGGTTTTATTGCGTTCGGGCTTGGCTTTGAGCACGGGTATTTTGCTCACGAAATTATCAGTGATATATTCGTTTTCTTCCAAGAAAGAGAATAATATAGAGAGGCTTGCGCGGAAATTATTGCGGTTTTTGGGGCTGGTACGTTGTAGAACGCTATTGAGGAAGTTGAGGACTGTACGTTTAGTAACGACGGATAGCACTCGATCTTTAAAGCCGTTTTCATACAGCCACTTTTGGAAGTTTAGTATTCTGTATTTGTGATCTTTGAAAGAAGTTTCTTTCATTGTGGCTTTAGCGTTTTCTAATCCTAATTCAAAGGCTTCCTCTATGGTTATTACTTTTTCTTCTGTATATCCCTCTTCATACGGACTGTGTCCATTTTTCAGCACATTCTCCACCATATCACGCAGTTGTTTAGCCGCTGCACGGCGTACTGAAGGATCTTTCAGGTTGTTAATACCATAGTAGAGCGGTGTTTGTCGTTCCATTTTGTTTGTCTTAGGATTAAGGTAAGAGAAGTACACGTACCAACGTTTTGTAATATCCCCATTAGCGTCATATATTCGAGGTTTTGTGTAGAGACCTTTGTTTTTCATATCGTATGCGTTTCCGTATGCGTTAGCGTATGCGTTTTTGAGTTTTTTGCTAAATTCAGACATAAAAAAAG